GTGTTGGAATCCATACGTATACATTTGTTGCTACAAGCGCTACGTTATGGATAAGATTTAATGGTTATTATGGTACTGGTACTACTACAATAGATAACATCTCCGTCCAACGCCTTTCCTCTCCGCTCATGCAATGCTTTGAGCGAAGCGACACTGATGGTCCTGCTACATGCACAGTGGCGGCTGAGGTGACGATGGGGGCGGGAAGTGGGGATATTTCAGCGACTACGACATGGATCAATATTCTCGCACCAAATACCGCATACACATGGAACTCGTTTATGGGGCATGGATATGATGCAGCATACTCAACGCCTAATATAATTACCGCATTTGATGGGACTCAAGTGAAAAATATTCCACATATACAGTGGTCACGCAACGAGAAACATCTTAAAATAGTCCAAACCAACGCACTTGGTACACAATTCCGCGTCGGCAACAAACGCATCGGCATCGACAGTGCCATTCAGTGGAGCGCCTGGACGAACTTTGACGGCTCCTTTAACCCCCTCACACATATCCGACTCGCCTTTGGCAACACTGTTCCGATCTGGTTCCGTCGTGTCATGGTATCTAATCTTGGTGGTATGTCTGATGCTCAAATTGAAACCCGTATGGCTGTATAATTAGTAATAACAACACTTTAAGCTTATAAGGTAGGAATATCTATATGCCTTTCGTTAATCGTGGTGATAGATTTGTAGCCTACTATGGGGTGCCTTCGGGTACCCCTAGTGGTTACCTTAATGGTATCCATTGGGAAAACTCAGTGGACTGTGGTATGTTTAAGAAGGATGGTAACGATTATATCTTGAGGTGTATTCACTTCTACAAGGATGAATTTCCTGATTCTAGGGGTACTCATAGTGAATCATTTGACTACTCAATTCCTGCTGTAGACGATCTGGCGGTTGACCCTGTAGTCCAGATGCTCGTTGCGGACGCTCCAGTGGCCCTCATACGGGACGCTGTGGAGGCTTCTCAGACGCTCCATCCGGTTTCTAAGGAGTTGATACTCATGGACCTCGATAGTGGCCTTAGCGGGGCGCTGGTGGTCGAAACTAGAGCCGCCCTGCTGGACCCAAAGTTCCTGGGGTTTACCTTCAGTGATGTCCTTTCGGTGCTCCCTGTGGAGAGCTACACGGTTCCTACTGGTGAGACGATGAAGAGTATTGATTATGAGACAGGGGAAGAGACTACTGTAGATGTTTATGAGTTTACTATAAGGAGCTGTACTCTGGATAAAGTTAATTAGTTATATTACCTATTACCTCTAGGAGGTACATATTATTATGGGATTTAATAATCTCATTAACCATACTTTCAGAATACATGGAGCACTAAGTTGGCCTATAACTGCTTTAACCCCTTAGAAAACTCAGGAGTACCAGCTATGTTAGAACTAGACTTTAAGAATGAAATAATCAAGTCAGTTCCTCCTGTTGTAGTCTCAGGTGTAACATTGTTTGGAATTGAACTTAATGATTGGGTTATTCTTCTTACTATCTTGTATATCTTTATTCAGTGTGTATCCTTAGTGTTTAGAATCCATAGAGATCAATGTATCTTTAAGATTCGCATTAGACGCCTCTGTGGTAAAGACAATATGAGAGCTGGTGATAAGAAGATGCCTATAGGACATAGGATACATAAGATCACAGACAAGGATATTGATTTACCTGATGATGAATGTATCTTAGATAAGGAATAATGACTATGACTAAAGATAATACCTCTAATAGTGCCCTTGAAGAGCTTCTTGTTCAGATTCACTGTGAGACTGCCGAGGCTATGCTTGATGATCTCAAAGACCCTGATAAGCGTACCCCTCAGCTCTATGGACAGATTCTTAAGCTTCTTAAGGATAACGGTATTGATATGCTTTATATTAAATCTCAGGGCCAGAAGAGTGCAGTTGGTGAACTTATGGCTGCTGTAGAGGAACAGATGGAACTTCAGTAATATTTATGAGTGAATTAATCCTTTCTGATAAAGAACAGGATTTCCTCAATAAGGCTAAGGAGTCCTTCATAGTCTTTCTGTATATCGTATGGAAAGCTATTGGACTCCCTAAGCCTACTCCTATTCAGGAGGACATGGCTAGCACCATCCAAGATTTACCCTCTAGGAGATTTATCATCCAAGGGTTTCGAGGTGTAGCTAAGTCATTCATCACATGTGCGTTTGCTGTGTGGTTACTGTGGAGGAATCCTAATATTAAGATTATGATTGTCTCTGCGTCTAAGGAGAGAGCAGACGCTAATGCCTCCTTCATTAAGAAGATCATTAATGAACTACCATTCTTGAACCATTTAGCTGCCCGTAAGGGACAGAGGGATACCGCTAATATCTTTGATGTTGGTCCTAGTAAACCTGACCATTCCCCTAGTGTGAAGTCAGTTGGTATCACAGGACAGCTAACTGGTAGTCGTGCTGACTTCATTATTGCTGATGACGTAGAGGTTCCTAATAACTCTTTTACCCAGGTCATGCGAGAGAGACTAGCAGAGCTTGTTAAAGAGTTTGACGCTATTATCAAGCCTGGAGGTACCATCCTTTACTTGGGTACACCTCAGTCTGAGAATACTCTTTATAATGAACTTCTTGATAGAGGTTATACTACTCGCATCTGGCCCGCTAGGTACCCTAAAGACATAGCTCATAGGAATACCTATGGAGACAAACTAGCTCCTTATATAGCTGATGTCTTTGATACCGATCCTGATAAGTATGCGTGGAAGCCAACTGACCCTCTTAGGTTCGATGAACAAGACCTAGAGGAACGATTGTTATCCTATAAGATGGCTGGCTTCATGCTTCAGTATATGCTTGATACTTCTATGAGTGATGCTGATAGGTATCCTCTTAAGTTGAGAGACTTGATTGTAGGTAGCTTCCCTAAAGAGTCAGCTCCTATGGATATAGTGTGGTTACCTAATCATAATAACAAGATAGAAGATTTACCTATGGTAGGTCTTAGAGGTGACTCCTATCATCAGTACCATACTGTCTCTAATGAAGTCCAGAAGTATACTTATAGGATACTTTCTGTTGACCCATCAGGGCGTGGTAAGGATGAGACAGGATTCTCAGTTATTTATTATCTTAATGGTTTTATCTATCTACATAGAGTTAGTGGTATCAAGAGTGGTTACTCTGATGAGACACTCAATACGTTAGCACAGACAGCAAAGCTATGGAATGTCCATGAGGTTGTCTGTGAAGGTAACTTTGGTGATGGTATGTTCCTTAAGCTTCTTGAACCTGTTCTCAATAAGGTTCACAAGTGTGGTCTCACAGAGGTGCGCTCTAAGGGACAGAAGGAACTAAGGATCATTGATACTCTTGAACCTGTTATTACTAATCATAGAATGATCATTACCCCTGAGTGTATTAGGGATGACTATGAGACTGCTCATAAGGCTAAAGAACCTAAGTATTCTTGTTTATATCAAATGACAAGGATCACTCAAGACAGGGGAGCTTTGTTAGCTGATGATAGACTTGATAGTGTAGCCATTGGTGTAGGTCACTTAGTAGACCTGATGAACATTGATGTCACTAAGGGGATTGAGAGTGTTACTGAGGATTGGTTAGAGCAAGCTATGGATTCTCTTATGGGAGCTACAACTGCTAACATAGGTGGAGTAACTTATACTGAGTTTGACGATAATGCACCTCATTGGTCTATTAAGAGATCAGCTACTGAGACCTTGGACGAGATACGTAGAAAGGCTAGAGATGGGACTATTAAACGGTAACTTTGTTATTTATCATTATTAATGTTTTAACCCCAAGACTCCCAAAGGGAAAGGAGATAGTATTATGTCTATTAAGGATATTGATTTTAAGAAGTATAAGCCCTCTAAGAAGACTGTAGCTATTGTTGCTGCTGTTGTGGCTATTGTGTTTGGAACTCAGGCTGGAGTGGACTTCCAGAGTATTGTTGATAGTGCCAATAAGTTTGCTCCTATTATCAACACTATTATTGATGTATTTAGTGATCCTGTTACCAATGCTACTATCGGTGGGTAACTAATAAGTATAGAGAACTGTTATATAAACCTTAGGTATACCTGATGATTCCTTATAAGTGAAGGTAGATGTAGTCATTAGGTATACTTGAGGTATGCTAGATGGGTTCCAAAATGGGTGAAAAATGTGAGAGGGCACCTAAGGTACGCGTGATGCGGGCGTTCCCCCGTGGCCCCCTCCTGATGACCTACCCTGATGAATACCCCTAATGATTCCAGCTATTTACCCTGCTGCTGCCCTATGGCGTGCTACAAGGGAGGCTAAATGTGCTACTAATTTGGTGCTAGATGGTCCTGTAGGTGTGCTAGGCGTGTTACGAATGGGGCGGAGCGTGTTACCCTCACTGTCCGCTTATCTGTTTGCTGTTCCTCTCAGTGGAACACTTAGGTCCCCAATAGGAACACTTAGGTCCCCAATAGGAACACTTATAGTCCACTTATAGT